ATACCGTACTTTACGTTTTACTTTTTTCCCGTCTTTAAACTCACGAATGAGGAGATTATTTCCACGCTGAATAACATTAATATAAAAATCTTTCATTCAACCATTATATCATATATTCTTCTTTTTGTCTACTACATTTTCATCTCTTCCTGTCCAGTCAGAAAGGATAAATCGTTTGTTAGGATTTACTGCAACTTTAAATCTCGTAAGTAAATCTCTATTAACCAACATCTCACTAAAACTATCTTCCTCTGTCAATCCAAAAGGCACTTTTTCATATCTTTTATTAGCAAAGGATATTCCTAATTCTATAATAGGTCTTTCATTCATTTTACTAATATGTTTTGGATGACTTGTGCCTATAATTTCAGACTTAAATTTATTCTTATTCTTTTCCCAATGGACTACATCGCCATCAATATCTATTTTATCCACATGAAACATTGTAGCTGTTGTTCCATTACCTGTATCCATCTTAGCACGAATTGGATCATCAATGCCGTCAACCAGTATAGATTCTAGATAACCACACTCTCTCCGAAATCTGCTTCTTCGATGTAATTCGTATTGCATATATTTTATCATCATTGTAAATATTTCTTTATCGCTTTTCGGTCCAATATTTTTCTGAGGCCATTCTATCATATCGTAACCTTCAAACTTTGATCGAATGCCTGGAGAACCATTACATTCTAAAATCTTAACTTCGCCGTCAACTATACAATGATCCACGCCCATCATATAACCACCCGTTGCTCGGGCTGCTGCTAAAATAACTTCCTTCTCACTATCTTTTAAGATATATGGTTTTGTAGTCGCACCTAGATGGACATTACTTCTAAATTCTTTCTTACTAGTTATTCTTTTTGCCGAACCTATAATGCGATTATTAACAACTAAAGTCCTAACATCAAAATCTATATCTAACCACTCTTGAATTAAAATAGGAGCATTATATTTCCAAAGAGCTTCACAAACAGATACCATTGACTCCATATCATTAACTTTAGCAACACCAATACCTTGAGTACCAGTTAGAGTTTTTACAATAGCAGGAAATTTTCCACCAATGTGTTTATGAGCATCTTCAATACTTTTTCTATTATTAACTACTGACGTTCTAGGAATTGAAATATTATGACTGGATAATTGAATTGCTGTTGCCATTTTGTTATCACACAATAACATTGACTCCAAATCATTTACCATAAAACAACCAGCACTTTCAAACAAACTAGTTAAAGCTTGTCCTGCCATATCCATAATGGCACCACGTCGGACAAATACAACAGCTTCAGATGTTTTTATGTGTTCTTTAGCATCTTTACCATTATAATTTGAAATGGTTAAAGTTTTTTTCTCAATATCTTGGTCAGATATCCAAGCCTCTTGAACATTAATAGAGGTACATTTTATATCTAGATCCTTACAGACTTCCTGTAAAATATCATTAACTGTGCCTCCACCTTCATCTATACCTAAAACTACAAGTTCTATTTTAGATTTTTTTGCTGGTGTTGATTCTTTTTTCTGTTCAGCCAAAGTTCCTCTGGCTTTACGAACCATTGAAAATGAATTTGTCATTTATTATCCCATTAAAACTTTTGGCTGTGGTACTGCTATACCAGAACCAAAAACTCTACGGTAGTTATCTTCAATTTCTTGAGAGGGGTTTGATACAGTTACTACCCAATCCTTTGCAATAGAAAATTCTTTACTTTTACTAAAAGGCTGCCATGGCACCATACCCATCTGCATTGTATTTCCTCTACCGTCTGGCATAGGCATTAGTACGGCAGGGTTCTCTATACGATAGCTCGTTTCAGTTTCATACAATTCTCCTAATACATCCTCACCACTTTGCATTCTCAATAATTTAATCATCACGTTTCTTTCCAATATTATATTTTGTTTCCAAGACCCACTCGTCCTTTTCCCTAAAAGATAAAATCTTTATTTGGGATAACGGTGCTCTCGGTTCAGCTATACCAACAATCTCTAAAAGGTCCCATTCTTCTAACAATTTTGTTATAGCGTTTCTGCGCTCTACATCATTTTGCGACAAATTTGCTTGCTTTCCATCCAGCGCAAACAATTCTTTAAAATGCACTATAAAATAAAGACCTTGTTTGTGTAGAATATGACAAGACTGGTATAACTTCTTCTCTTTGCGAGAAGATACTCCTATGCGGGATAATGTTTCACGAATTTTTAGAAAATCATCCGGATCCTTTAGGCGGACTTCTAACATCAATCCTGGATCCCATTCCACCAACTCCATTTTTTCCACCTCGACTTATTATTTTTTTTATATAATCAATTTGTTCATTAGTTAATATATCAAGAGCTTGTCTAGCCTTTTCATTACTATAACCATAATACTCTTTAACATAATCAAGATTTTTAATCTTGTTAGACCTAATCCACTTACTAAATCTCTTTTTGGGTCTTATACTATTTAGTAAAAATTGAAATTGAAGGTTCTTATCAAGGTGATGCATTTTATTCATTTCATTAACAAACAAAATACAATCTGGGAAAGAAGATAATGCCTTGTTTACTATAAAGGCAGGGTATCTCTTTTCCCAAAATTCATCTTCACTATCCATCAAATCAATTTTCTGATGATTGATAGCATTAAGATAATGTTTTAATTGGTATGGAGGTTCTTGATTTTTCATAGCCAAACTAAACTTCCTTCATTCTTATATAGATAAACATCACCTGGTAAAGATCCTTTAGACCAATTGTGCTCTCCCACTAAAGACATTCCCATCTTTGTATAAAAACTTTTGGCTACAATATTATCTCTGCGCACGGACAACCAAACCAATGTATTAATGTAATCAAAAAAACATTGTAAAGTTTTCGCTGCATTTGCTTTCTCATCATTTTTATCCTTAACTATTTGCTGTAGCAAACAATGATCCTTGAGAGCCAAGACCGTACCTATTTTCTGGGGACGTTTATAAATCTTATAAGTGATAATAACCCCATTCTCAAAAATACAACGATTAGCTGCAATCTCACGCTTTATAAAATCAGTTCTAATGTGAGGAAATATATCTCTATATTGATAGAAAATCTCTTTAACTTTTTCAAAATCTTCTGTAGTTGCGTGTTTCATTTTTTAAAAAGGAAAATTGGCTCATGTTTGGGTTTTCCTGTTTGTGAAGATAATTGAAGATGCCAAGTATCTGTAAGTTTAAAGCCAGTTTCCTTTCCTAGGCGCACAGTTTCAGATTCAAAATTTTTAATTCTCTTTGTATCAGCAACATTCAATGCTAAAATAGAACCGGGCTTTAACCCATAATAACAATTTTCTATTGTTTTCCTTAGAAACTCCTCCACCCAAAGTTCTGTAGTATCATACTTCTTATATGATTGTGTATCTTCATCAGAATATTTCTCCCAATCAAAATAAGGTGGTGAGGTGAAACAAAAATCTACACTGTTTTTATCTGGCCTAAAAACTTCACTACCGAGCTTATGTAATTCTATCGTCCTTTTCTTATTACCCCAATCATTGCGCATCTCCTTCAGTCCCTCAAAAGTTTCTGTACATGGATCAGTACCAATATAATTAATATTGGCTGTAATAGAGCCCAACAAACGACCTCCATAACCACAACTCATATCCCAAACAACTCCAGAATCTGTACCGAATAAGGAAGATTCCTTTTCTATAAACTTATCATATAATAGGGCGGCTGCTGTGGGTCTAAAATTAGAAACGACCTGTGTACCAGAATACCGACTGAGCATTGCCCTCATGTCCAAAATTGATATCATATGATGTTCTCTTTTTGGAAAGAAAGTGCCAGATAATATTTTTTTAATACCTTTCTTCAGATGCTCCTCATCATTCCAAATCTCTATAGGAGTTTTCATCGTGCCACATTTAATATCCCAATGATGTGTCATATAACTCCAAGCCAAAGAAAGACCGTGGGCAGAAGAACCCACAGTCTTTGTTCTTGGTTTAAAAAGAGTGGATCTATCGAACTTAATTAGTTTATTAAACTCCTTCTGACGCCATTTAAGGTCTTTTGGATAGTCTGGGAATCCCCTTCCTATCCATTCCTCATAAACCTCATTAACTAATTCTTCACTTACTTGAATACTCATTTAAAATAAGCCACCAAAGTGCTACTTTCTTTAAATTCTTCCAAAGTTTTTGATTGTTTATTATTTCTAGAATCTCCAGAAAATTTTGTTTTCATAGAATGACAATTACCACATAATGTTTGTACATTTTCTGGAACATTATGCCATCTATCACCGTCAATATGGTCCAAATCTAATTGACATCCATCTATAATAGTTGCTGTACATTCAAATCCTAATCGGCCATCTATATTTTCACAATATTCTTTTTTATGTGGAGTAACACCGGGTCGTTTTCTACCTCCCAAATGACATTTATAACATTCTGACCTAACATCTCGGGTCCTATTTTTGTTAATCCTTCTGGTATGTACTTTATTTCCACACCCATCATTTATACATTCAGGTTCAACTAACCAACTTTTATTTTTTTTCATTTGAATTGGCATTCTGTCATTATCTCCGTCAAGCACGCCAACAAATTAACTTCCGGATCAGCAACAAATGCACTATAATACTGATACTTACCAATAACCAAAACTGCAGCCGGAATGCTAGATGGCTCCATATATTCATATAACTTCTCATAAACTTTACGAAAGATTTTAACGGGATCATTATCTATATTATCAACTACCCATTTACGAACATTTCCAAACTCTTTATTTTTTAAATACTCCATAAGCGACTTCATATTAACTTCGGCAATATTTACCAAAATGCCAGAGTCAATCGTACCGCTCACACTATATCGTTGTAGCTCATTTAATACTCTCCTAAAATCAGGAAAGTGTTTCATAATTAATTCAGCAACTACAGGTTCTTCAAATCCAATATTTTCTGTCTTTAAAATTTTCTCTACACGGCCCATAAACTGGACAGCAAGATGTGCTTTATTACCATTGATTTTAAATTCAATGACAGCGCATCGAGAATGTAACGGTTCAATAATTCTGTTTTTGAAATTGCAGGTAAAAATAAACCTACAATTATTGTGAAACTCCTCAATGAACCCACGGAGTGCAGGTTGTGTTGATTGAGGATTTAGATAATCAGCCTCATCTAAAATTACAACTTTCTTACCACCTTGTAATGATACAGTTGAGGCAAAAGTTTTAATTTTATTTCTTAATACATCAATGCCGGATTCTTCAGAACCATTAATAATAATGTAATCAGATTTTAATTGCTCACATAAGGCGCGAGCAACCGTTGTCTTACCAACACCCGAACCACCAGACAAAAGGAGATTTGGAATCTCCTTCTGCCCAATAAATTCTAGAAAGGTATTTTTTATAGAATCTGGAAGAATACAATCATTAATACTTTTTGGTCTATATGATTCTACCCATAAAAACGATTCTGCCATAATTAATCACTCTGTTGTTCCATGGCGATCCAATAAGACGCCTTAGATCCTACCCACTGACTTACGCCAGCCTCTCTTGAACCAGAAAGTTCATAATCACCGGTAATCATCTTCAAATTTTCAGCTTTAAAATGATAATTAAATTCTGGCCCGTCGCGTGTTAAATCCAAATCCAATGTATAATTATTCGATGTTGAATTTTTAATATCAGTAGCTTCTAAAACAATTGTTTTTGAATTTTCTGACCGAATAATAATATCTGGAAGTTGCATTACTGCAGAGGCTTTCAAAATATCCCTCAAACTCCTTTCTTTGATAGTAATGTTTGCACCTAATTCCGGAACATTAAAAACTTCCGGAGGTGATGTAAGAATAGATGGATCTGAATAAAAATATTTAATTTTTGTTTGACCTCCATTTACGGTAAGATAACTATCATTATCAAATTTTAATTCTGGCGTATCAACTAAAGTTAATACTCCAAGGAATTCACTCAAATCATAAATTCCAAAGTCTGCAGGAAAAGTCTCCTTAACCTCAGACTCCGCCAAAATATTTTTCATAGTAGACATGGTCCGAAGTTTAGTACCTTCTTTAACCAAAAGATTTTGATTAACCGTTGAAAAGTTTTTCAACACATCTATCGTTTCACTGCTTAACTTCATTTTCACTCTCCTCATGTATATGTAACATGATTATTCCATAATGTAAAAT